AGAAAACGATCCCAGCTTTCCGTACTACTACGACTCAGACGCCGCAGACCGCGCGGTAAAATTCATCTCCGAACTTAGGCATTACAAGGGCGTCCACAAAGGCAAGCCCTTCATTCTCACTGACTGGCAAGAGTGGGACATCGTGCGGCCGTTGTTCGGTTGGCGCAGGAAGTCTGACGGCTCGCGCAGATTCCGTAAGGCGTTTGTCGAGGTTGCTCGCAAGAACGGAAAGACCGCGCTTGCTGCAGCAATCATGCTGTACCTTATGCTCGCGGACGGCGAGTTTGGAGCGGAGATATTTTCCGTTGCGACCAAAGAGGCCCAAGCCAAACGCTGCTGGGATGCGGCGGCAAAGTTCTGCAAGCACTCGCCGAAGCTGCGTGCTCTTGTGCGGCAATATTCCAAGCGCATCAATTGCGATTTCAACGACTCGTTCTTCCTGCCGTTAGGTGCAGATTCCCACACCGAGGACGGATGGGATCCTCACGGAACTTGCGTCGACGAGTACCACGCACACCCGACCGACGGCATGATCGAGGTTATGAAAACCGGCATGGGCGCACGCCGGCAGCCGTTACTGTTCATCATCACGACGGCGGGCGACAACCCGGACGGGCCTTGCAAGCAGGAAGAGGATTACTGCAAAAAGGTTCTCACGCCGCAGCTCGACATCGTGAACGAGCAATATCTGATCTACATCGCTCAGCCCGACAACGAGGACGACTTCCTCGACGAGTCGACCTGGTGGAAGGCAAATCCGAACCTTGGGATCACGGTGCTCTGGGACTACATCCGGGAGCAGTGCCGGGAGGCTGACCAGAAGCCCTCGAAGCGCGCAGACTTCTTGACCAAGAATCTAAATATGTGGGTCAAGGGCGCGCAGAAGTTTATCGACATGCCGAAGTGGCATCGCTGCAAAGGCAAGCTGGATCTCGACTGGCTTGCAGGCCGCAGATGCTTTGGAGGCTTGGATATGGGCGTGAGCGGCGACCTGAGCGCGCTGGCTCTGGCGTTCGGCGGGGACGAAATCCTAGAAAAAGGCAAGCGCCTGATCTACCTGCTTATGCGCTATTGGGCTCCGGAGCAGGGCGCTTGGTTGGCCGGCAGAACTGACAAGGTTGATTACCTCCGGTGGGCCGAGGCCGGCTGGATCAAGCTAACTCCGGGAGAGCGTACCAGCCGGCAGGTTGTCTTTGACGACATCCTGGAACTTGCTGGGAATTACGAGATCGCAGAGCTTGCCGTAGATACGAACTACGCGGTACAGCTGGCGGACGACCTCGCTCAAGAGAACCTGCTAGTGCTGCCGCACCGGCAGACGGCGCCGGCAATGAATCTAGGGGTACGAGAACTGGAGGATGCTTACATCGAACAGCGGCTAATCCACGGCGAGGATCCGGTGCTAACGTGGATGGCCGGGAATGTGGTGCCGTACGAAGACGCGAATGAGAATTTGAAGTTTTTGAAAAACCGATCCACTGGCAGAATCGACGGCATGGTTGCGGCAACTATGGCAATTGGCCGGCTGTTGACGGCGAAAGAACCGGTGGCTAGCCCGTACAAAAAGCGGGGCATAGTGTTCCTATAGTGCGGATGTAAAATCACGGCTATAATCGAGGGCAAGAAATTATGACACTGGCAACATTCCTTTTTGGCAATCGTCGCGCTAGTTCAGTCACCGGGTATCACCCGTCGAAAAATCCACCTCAATGGATCGGCACAGCGGGCACGCTGACGGCCTCGGGCGCCTCGGTCAATGACGAGGTGGCGCTTAAGTGGTCGGCGGTCTGGTGCTCGTTCGTGGCGTTTAGCAACGGCGTGGCGATGACTCCGCTGCACGTTTACCGCAAGCTCAACGACGACGAGCGAGAGAAGGCTGACGATCACCCGGTGTACCAGCTGCTGAATCGCAAGCCGAATGCGCTCATGATTCCGTTTGAAATCAAAGCTCGAATGGTATGGGACGCCCTGCACGGCGTCCACTTATCGCAGAAGGTTTATAACCGAGGCGGAGAGCTGGTCGAGCTGCGGCCGCTCTCGATTGGCCGAGTTCGCATTCTTAAAGATCCGGGAGTCGAGGACGATCGGGACTTGGGGATCATCTATAAGTACCAACCGCTGAAAGGGGAGAATCTCTATTTTGGCCCGGACGAAATCCTGCACATTAACGGCATAGACTCGGACGGAATCACCGGGAGAAACCTGATTGACGTAGCACGGGAAACAATCGGCACCGCACTTGCGCAGGAGGGATACCAAGCGGACTTTTACAAAAACTCGGCCATGCCGTTGGGTCTGCTCGAATATCCCGAGGCGCTAGAGGACGACGAGATTCACCGCATCCGCAAAAGCTGGAAGCGGCAACACGGCGACCAGGGTAACCGGCATAATGTGGCCGTGCTCGAAAAGGGGATGAAGTTTACCGCGTTGGCGATCACACCGGAGCAGAGCCAGTTTGTTGAGTCGCAGGCGTTCACGCTGGAAAACTGGGCGCGCTTTGCTGGCATTCCGCTACACCGGCTGCAGCACATGGCGAAAGCGTCGGACGCAACGATCGAGCAGAAGGATCTTGAATGGCTGGGCGACTGCCTCGGGCCGTGGTTCTGCAGGATTCAGGAATCGATCAACCGCTGCCTGCTGGCAGATGAGCCGGATCTTTACGCTGAATTCCTGGTAGCTAATCAGGTGCGAGCCGACATAGCGACCCGTTACAAGGTTTACAACACCGGTATCATGGGCGGGTTTATGACCAGGGCGGAGGCGCGAAAGAAGGAAAACCTGCCGTGGATCGACGGCCTCGACGAACCGCTAACGCCTCTCAACATGGGCGAGCAGGGCAACAGCGGAGACAAGACCGGGCCGCAAACGCACAGGCCGGCAGACTCCATGATGACCGACGAGGAAAACCAGAAGGACGAAGGGCGGGACGCCGGCGTAATCCGGGAGGCGTTCCGTCGAATCTTTGAAGCTGAGTGCGCGAGCCTGCGCCATCGCGAATCCAAAGAAGTGCTGCGCCTTATCAAGCGGGAAAAGTTTACCAAAGATATACAAACCTTCTATGAGGGCTTCGGGGCGACGGTGGAGCGCTCGCTCCAAGTAGTGGCGCAGGCCTTCGTCGATGCCTCGGGCATTCAAGCGGCGCCGGACATGGCGGCCTGCTTAGCAGACATCGCCAACCGCTTTACCGACACGAGCAAGCTCGTCATTCGGGACGCGCTGCCGCAGAAATCCTACAGGTTAATATTGGAATCTTATTTTAGTGGGATCTACGAGAACGGGCCGACCGATGCCGACCGGATCCTAAAACGACTCGAAGGGGGAACGCATAATGCCTGAGCTTAGATCAAACTGGAACCTGAACCTGAGCAAGCTCGCGGCTGAGAAGCGGGACGAGAACAAGCCGCTCATCTCAGGTTATGCGGCGATGTACAACAACCCCGAAGTCATTATGGGTCTGTTCATTGAGCGAATAGCGCCACAGGCTTTTGATAAGGTTCTGAGCGAGCGGCAGGACGTTGTCACGCTTTTTAACCACAACCCGGACTTCCCACTGGGCCGGACTGAGGCGGGCACGCTGCGGCTGCGCACGGACGCCACAGGGCTGTTTCAGGAAACGGACGTCAACCCGGAGGACACCGACGCTATGAACGTATGGCGCCGGGTCCAGCGCGGAGAGATTCGGGGGCAGTCGTTTGCGTTCATGGTGCGCGAGGCTAGCTGGAAATTTAACGAGGACGATCTAGACGAGCGCGAAATCCTCGACATCTCCCAGCTGTTCGACGTTGGCCCGGTTACCTACCCGGCATACAAGGCGACCTCGATAGCCGCACGCTCTGAGGCCGAGCAGATGCACAAACAGGCGCGGGCTCAGTTCGAGCGAGCGCGACATGATTACGGCAGCAAGGACGAAGTGCGAACGATGATAGTTTTAGAATCCAACCTCGAGCAGCGTTCGGACCTGAAAATTACGGCAAAACGCGATGGGTACGCGGTTGCGGAGCACAGAGGCGTTCCGTGCTTTCTGTTTCCGGCATCGCTCCAAATGCTCATTGAGGAGCAGTCCGCAGCCCGTGCTGCAGAAAAAAAATTAAATGTCGATAACTCGGGCAAGGATTTAATCTCGCCGGAGATTGCGCGTGCTCGCTGCCGCATCAAAGAGGCCGAGTTAAAAATTCTTAGTTGACGAAAAGCAGATCAGTCTGCAATGTGAAATCTCAGTGGTGAATTGACTCGGCGTTCCTGGTGCTCGCCGATTGATTCCCCAATAGACAAAACGCTTCACACATCACTTCTTTTCCGGCGCTTGGGTCGGCTTATTCGCTTTGCGGGTAAGCCGCTCATGCTCTCGCAGATCAGCCGGATTCCGTGAGAAATCCACCTGCGATTGGCGGGCTTTCTAGCCAGCTGATCGAAGATCCGCACATCAAGTCAGCCCGCGAACAACAACACTTAACTTTGTTCGGAGGCTCAGACACACGTGAGAAACAGGATCAAGGAACTTAGACAACAGGCAGGCCAGCACGTAGCAGAAGCTCGAAAGATTGCGGACGCTGCCGGGAACAGCTTCAGCGAGGAGCAGCGCTCGCAATACGATACCCACATGGACGCATTCGATGGCGCGTCCGAGGAAATCAAAGAACTTGAAATTAAGCTCAAGAGCGAGACTGAAGGGCGCCAGCGCTTGGCCGATGCCGAGGCATTCTTGGCGCAGCCGGCTCGCCGTAACGTAGACCTGGGCGCATCGCGCAGCGGGCGGGGCGAAGGCAACCAGGACGACGAAGCCAAGAAGGAATTCGAGGCCCTGCAGAAGCGGGCTTTTTCCAAGTTGCTGCTGAGCGGCACCACGCGGGGAATGAACGAAACCGAGCTGCGCTCCTTGGAGCACCGGAGCTGGGAGCGTCGGGCATTGTCGGCCGGCAGCGGAACTGCTGGCGGATACCTGACCGCCCCGGAGCAGTTTGCCAGCGGCCTCATTGCTGCGGTTAAGGATCTGGTGTTCGTCGAGAAATACGCCACCGTATTCATTCTAAACGAGGCTTCAGACCTTGGCGCGGTTTCGCTCGATGCGGATCCTGCAGACCCGGTCTGGACTTCCGAAGTCGGCACTGGCGACGAGGATAGCTCAATGGCGTTCGGCCGCAGGAAGCTGAGCCCGAACCCGTTAGCGAAGCGCGTAAAAATCAGCCGTACTTTGCTGCGCAAGAGCGTGTTTCCGGTCGAGAACACCGTGCGCGATCGGCTGGCTTACAAATTCGCTCGCACCAAGGAGTCTGCCTACATGACCGGCTCCGGCAGCAACCAGCCGCTCGGAGTTTTCACGGCGTCGAACGACGGCATCAGCACCGGGCAGGATGTAAGCACCGGCAACACCGGCACGGCGGTTACTTTTGACGGCCTGCTAGAAGCCAAGTGGACGCTCAACGAGCAGCATTGGATGGAATCGCGCTGGGCGTTCCATCCGACAGTGCTCAAAACCATTGCCAAAATCAAGAACGGCATGGGCGAGTACATCTGGCGCGAGGGCGTAACGCGCGGCGAAGAGGACACGCTGCTGGGCATCCCGGTGGATAAGTCCCGGCTCGCACCTAGCACGATGACCACCGGCTTGTACGTCGGCATCTTGGCCTGCTGGAAACACTACTACATCGCGGTAGGTCTGGATCTTCAGATCGAAGTTCTGGATCAGCTCTACGCCGAAACCAACCAGAACGGCTACATCGGACGTGACGAGTCGGACGGCATGCCGGTTCTTGAGTCGGCTTTCGTCCGGGTGAAGTTGGGCTAGTAGCAGCGGAGAGCCCGAAGGCGAACCTTTAAACGGAGATTACTAAAATGTTTGAACTCTCAAAGCTAATCGAAATCGCAAAGATTGCAGACGCGGAAACCTCGGCAGGGACAGAGGTAACCTCGGACTCGGTAGACCTTGCCAACTATCAGGGCGGGATCTTTTTCTGCACCATCGCAACCGCCAACGCTGGAAATTATTTGGCGCTGGATCAAGGCACCACATCCTCGCCGACTGAGGCTATTGCCAGCTCGGGCGTGGTGGCGACCGTTAACGGTCAAGTTGTGTGCGT